TTTTTTATTTATATAATTCATATTTATAGTAGTAAAACTATAAATTTTTTAATAATGTCTGTAAACACATATTGGTCGGGTTCAACCTACAACTCATTTTCAGCATCGGCAGCATCAATGGAGGCAACACCATTTGCAATATATGATAATGATGACCATTTTAGATTAGATGCACCAAAAACAGCAACTTGGGTAGCTAGAAGATTGGGATATCCTATTGTTAATATTGAATTGGATAATCAACAAATTTGGGCATGTTTTGAAGAATCAACTTCGGAATATTCTGCACAAGTAAATCAATTCAATCTTCGTAATAACCTTGATATTTTAAAAGGAAAACGTAAAGTTCCAAATCAAAACTTTTCACAAACACTTATTGATGGTTCATTCTTACCAACTGCAATCCGTATGTCTCAACAATATGGAACTCAAGCAGGTGTCGGTGGTTCAACTGCTATACAAAAAGCATATGTTGATTTAACAGGTTCCGTTCAAATATATGATTTAATGAATCAAGCGGTAGATGTTAATACTAATAAAAAATTTAATCAAATATTTAGTGGGTCATCTACGGTTGATGTAACAAAAGTGTTTTATGAAGCAACTCCTGCAATTACAAGATTCTTTGACCCATATTCGGTTGGAGCACAAGGTACATTGAACTTAATGAGCGAATTAGGATTTGGTAATTATTCACCTGCTGCACAATTCTTAATGATGCCTTTATATGAAGATATATTAAGAATGCAAGCAATTGAATTTAATGACCAAATTCGTAAATCAACTTTTTCATTTAATATAGTAGATAATAAATTAGAAATATTTCCTGTACCAAGTGGAATGGGATTGACTAGAATTTATTTTGAATATATGAGTAGAGATGAATTTGAACATGATTCACAAACTATTCAGGCAGATTCACTTTCCGATTATTCCGATATTCCGTATGATTTTATCCAATACTCAAATATAAATGATGTGGGTAAACAATGGATTAGAAAGTATACATTAGCACTTACTAAAGAATTATTAGGAGCAATTAGAGAAAAATATAGTTCAGTTCCAATACCAGATGGTGAAGTTAATTTAGATGGAGCAGCTTTGAGAGCAGAGGCACAGGTTGAGAAAGATGCATTGGTAACACAATTGAGAGAGAATTTGGAAGAGATGAGTAGAAAAAATGTGATGGAAAACAAAGCACACGAATCAGACCATCACCAAGATATGTTGAGAAAAGTTCCGTTAAAAATATATGTAGGATAATATGCCAAAGTTTTTAGTAGGTAGAGATATAAATTTTTTTAGAAATGTAGCAAGAGAACTGGTTGATACGGTTGTCGAAAATACTTGTGTACTATTTAAAATAAATTTGAATGAGACGAGAGTAAACATTTATGGAGAAGCTATGAATAAAACATGGCATCCTGGAATTGAATTATATACATTGATTGATAAAGAACCTGAATCGGCTAGATATGAAGGGTTTGGTGCGGATAGAGACCAAAATATAACTTTTAAATTTGATAGATTATTATGTGAAGAAAGAAATGCATATCCTGAAGTTGGTGATATTATATTTTTTAATGAAGGATATTTTGAAATTGATAATACAAATGAAATACAATTAATAGGTGGTTTGCCAAATGATGGTAGAAATTGGAGTATAGTGTGTTCTACATTTATGGTATCTAAATCTAATTTAAATATTGAAGAAAGAATAAAATAATTATGTCAGTAAATCCACTAAAACAGAATTTAAATAGAGGAAATGAAATTAAATCAACAAAGAGTGACTTAAAACAAAGTATTACTCTTTTTGATATTGATTATGCCATGATGTCTTATTTGGAAGATACTGTTTTACCAACATTAAACGATGGAAATGGTAAATCTATAAAAATTCCAGTAATATATGGTAATTCCGAAAGATGGAATGGTTCTCGTAGACAGGGTGTATTTAGAGATGCAAAGGGTAAAATACAATTACCTTTAATGATGATTAGAAGAACATCTATTGCAAAAGATGAATCTATGCCAATGAATAATCGACATGTTTCATATGCAGCTGTTACCAAATATTCCAAAGACAATAGATACGATAGGTTTACCGCATTAGGGGGAGCAACAAAACCAAAGCAAGAAATATATAGAATCCAAATGCCAGAATATGTTGAAGTTAGTTATGATTGTATGTGTTGGACATCTTTCACCGAACAATTAAATGACGTTATCGAACAAATACAATACACAGGAACATATTGGGGAGATAAAGAGGGTTTTAAATTTAGAACATCGGTTGGTGAATTTAATGTTGTTAATGAAGTGGGTGAAGGAACCGAAAGAATTAATAGAATTGAATTTAGTTTATCAGTTAAAGCTTATTTGCTTCCAGAAAAATTTGATGGAGAAAATACTACTAAAAAATCTATGTCAATCAAACGAGTAGTAGTTGCAACTGAAACTGATGTGACCGGTAATGGTAGATTGGAAGGAATGTTGACTACACCATCACCATATTATGATAATAAAGATTTGATTGATTTCTTATCGTTAAATAATAATAAAGTAGTTCAGGGTGGAGTTGACACTGCCACATTTTCATCAATAAAATTAATACAAGCACCTGCACAATTAGCCGGTGTAATTACTTCTGGATTAATTTATGAGGGAAATTCTTATGATGTTAAATTATATATAAATGGTGTTAGATATTATCAAACAACACATTTTACAATAACATCATATTCAAATAATACATTAACTATTAATTTTAATCCAGGATTATTTGCATTACCGGTTGATTCGGGTGATGAAATCACTATTACAGGTAAATTTATAGAATTAACACCATAATGAAAAGAAGCTTATTAGATATAACCCAAAAAATCAGTAGAAACCCTGGTAAAGTTGTTTTAACTCCAAAAGATTTAACAAATTCTACTTATTGGATTTTTGAAGCAACGGGTTGGAGATTTGTTTCTATATTAAGAGAAATAGAATATAGAACTACACAAGATAGATTAAAAATTTATATCAACACACAAAGTATAAGTGCAAATGATTATGAAGTACAAGAAGGTGGAAACGGACTATTGATTAAATTTATAAAAGATAAGTTTAATGGGTTTGTTTTAGATGATGATGATTATATTCAAATAGAAGGAGATATAGAACAATATGCTTAAACAATTCAATACAAATAATAGAAAACTTAATAGAGTTGTTCCAAAGGTTAATATTAATAATCTTACTAATAATGATTTGACCGGAAGTTTACAAAATATTGAAATTCCAACCAATACAAAATTTCAATCTAAAACACGTTCCAATCCAAACCCAATTAAGTTAGTAAATAATAAAACAACTATATTGGATTTTTATCAAGAGATATTGGAAAATAGTGCAAGATATGTACAAAAAATTGTAGATGAATTTGACAATGTTACAAATACACTAACGATACACAATGTTACTTTGGATTATGGAACAGAAGGAGCATCACCCAATAATTTTGAAGTATTAGTATATGGATTACATATTCCAGGAAATTATAAAATTGAAGAAGTTGGAAATAATGTAGTAATAACTTTAAATGATGAATATATTGATTACGATAATGTAACTGTAAATGATATTTATGTTATGGGTAAGTTAAAAGATATACCAATAGGAACAGAATTAGACATAGTTTTATCAACTGAAAATGACGAAGAAATAATATTATAAAAAATGGCACTAAGACAAACTAAAAAAATATCGGAACTACCTGCATTGAGTCCGGCATCATTGGATACAACTTTTGTAGTTGGTATTTCAGGAAGTACAACTTATAAAATTTCTATAAACAATTTAACATCTTCATTAGATAGTGCATTTGCAACCGACTTCGTAACTAATGCATTAAGTAATACCTTAGATACTAAATTATCAACATCATCTTTCAATCAATATACTGCAAGTATTTCAACTGGAAGTTTAGTAACTTCTATTTCAAATTTAAATACCTTTACTGCAAGTGTAAGTACGGCATCAATTGTAACTTCTATTAGTAATTTGAATACATTTACTGCTTCGGTTTCTACTGCAAGTTTAGTAACATCTATTTCAAATTTAAACACATTCACATCATCACAATCTACATCATCATTAGTGGATAGATTAAACACAATTGAAAGTGTAAGTGGAAGTTGGATTACCGAAAGTGAAACAGGTTCATTTTTGACATCATTAAGTGGAGCAATAAGTTCTTCATCACAATTAACATCTTCATTTGATACAAGATATGCAATTAGTGGAAGCGCTCCAACTTTATTTTTATTGGAAGCATATGCAAATGAAACTTACACTTTACCAGGTGGTTTTACCGATGATACTTGTAGATATAGTATTGTGAATAATACGGTAAATGTACCAAGTAATTGGTTCAATACTTCAACATATAGATTTACGCCTCAAAAAGCAGGTTATTGGCAAATCATTGCATCATATGATATTTATAGAAATAGTGAAGCAAGTATGGCGATTAGGAAAAATGGTGGAGTAGTAGCAGCTGCCGGTACTTTTGATTCGGTAGCTCAACAAGTAACAAAAATTGTGTATCTAAATGGTTCAACCGATTATATAGATGTTATGAATACCGGTGGGGCATCAAACTCAAGGGCACAATTTGATAGTAGGTCTTGGTTTCAGGCGAAATGGATAGGACAATAAAAAGATTACATTAACGATATTTATAGGATATGGCAAACTTAATAAGATTAAAACAAATAGAAAGTAGTTCGGCACTACAAGTATCGGCAACCGTCGGTTCATCTTTAACTTCGTCTATAAATGACATTGTTGCAGGTGCACTAACGGGTTCGGTATTGACTGCATCTATTAATATAGCAGTATCACAATCTATAAATACATCTTTATCATCATCTATAACTAACATTGTAAGTGCATCTTTAAGTGGTGCTTTATCTATAATTGCAACGGATGTAGAACTTTCGGCAGTAAGTGCATCAATTGCAGCAACTGATTTAGCAATAAGTTCGTCAACTTATAGTTTAAACACATTTACATCTTCAATTGGTTTGACTATTAAAAATAAATTAAATACGGAAAATGTAATTACATCATCTCGTCAATTGGATGGAAGTATTATTAATAACTTAACATTGGGTACAACGGGTGATGCATATTCGTTAATAGTAAGTGGAGCGTTAGCAGTTGTAGATGCAGATATTATAATAAGTGGTTCTCAATATAATGTTGCAGGTCAAATATGGGTAAATGGTGAAACAGGTTCAGCGGGAAATCCTCCGGCACAACCATATGATAATACTGGAAATCCACAAGCTGATATTATTGACCAGGGTGAGTGGTAATATGGTAAAATAAAAAATATAAAATATAAAAATTATTTACAATAAATTCTATATTTATATGAGAATAACCACAAATTTAAGTAGAATAACCAAAAATATACATGGCACAAATCATTAAACACAAAAGGGGTAGTTTACAATCCCTAGCAGCAGTAACATCATCACTTCAAAAAGGTGAATTGATTATAGCATCGGGTTCATCTCTCTTATCATCTTCACAAAATGGTTCATCAATTGTATTTGCGGTTGTAGAGAGTGGCTCTGTTCAAGCAGTAAATAGAATTATGAGAGGAACTGGTTCAGTTGCTCCTATATTTTCATCATCTATATACAATGGTATGGTGGATGGTGTTCCTTACTACGCAAGTGGTAGTCAAACTTTATTCCTCTTAGGTGGTGATACAAATACCGCAATCGACTTAACAGGTAACATTGGAGTTTTCTCAGGTTCAGTAGCAGCTTCGGTTACAAGTTTAAGTGCAAGTATAGCAGCTAATACAGGTATATTTACTCCAACAAGTTCGGTAGCAACAGTAACTGGTTCGGTATATAGAACTCAAAATACTTTGGAAATTACAGGTAGTATTAGAGTAAGTGGAACAATCGACCCAGATAATGTAACGGTTGGAACCCCATCTTCAAATGCATGGCAAAGTGGATTGAGTGGTTCTTATTTTAATAACTTTAATTCAGAAACAAATGTGTCTGAAATTTTAAGATTTGTAGCAGGACTATTATCATCATCGGCACCGGATGCATCACCAAATACAAGAACATATAGTACATATACAGATGCAGCTACAAATACAACAACTGGAACTGCATTAACAGGTAGAATTCCACAAACATCTACGAATACAACAATTACTTATTTAAATAGTAAAGGTTTTGCAACGGCAGGTTCTACTATATTTAGTGGAATTACTCCAATATATACACAAGATACTTATCAAGTTAGTTATACATCGGTTGCAGCGGGTACTACGGTAGTAACTTCTTCTGCAGATGCACAATTATTTGGATTGGGTTTATTAAGTAATGGTACACCAACAACTTTTAATGTAAGTGGTTCATTTACTCATAGATTTAAAGATAATAGTACAAAAACTGATACATTAATTTCATCATCTCAAGTAGTAATTACTCAAACAGGAGCAGGTACAACGAATGGTGTGACTTTAGCAAAAATAAATACGGCTAATTCAGCAGTAATTCCTGCAGCATATCAAGATGGTAAATTTGCTTCATCTTTACCTCAAAAAATATATGTAACGGGTTCAACATCGACTATTAATATATCTGGATATTATGATATAACTTCATCAATTAGTATTGCAAGTGGTTCATCTGGATATACAACACCAATAGTAGTTACGGAAGGTATATTCTACGCACCATTAACTCAAATAGCAACAAATATTCCTGTTCAAACATCAGCAACGGGTAGTACGACATTAACATATGTATCGGCAGTTTCTCGTTCATTGAGTGGAGCACCTTATTTAAGTGGTTCAACATATTCAATATCATCATCGGTAACAAACCTATTTAATCCACTATTCTATGCCGGAACGATTGCTTCAATTGGATCGAGTGGTACAGGTATGACTGCAACATCAGGTGTAAGTTCAATTAACACATCAGGAGGAACAATAGGAACTGCAAATGGTGTTTTTGATACTACAAATACCACAGTAAGAGCTACTTCTACAATTCCATTTGAAACGGATGTAGTTAGATTAAACGGATTATATACATTTGG